AAACAATTAGCACAAAAAGAAGGCGTTGCAAATGACTAAATATCGTAAAAAGCCAATTGTAATTGATGCAATTCAATTCACTGGGGATAACTTAGCAGAATGCATCGCATTCATAAAACAACCAGTTACTTTAGTTGAAGGTAACCTATCTAAACCTCATAAGTTATTTATAGATACACTTGAAGGTAGTATGGAAGCAAGTATTGGAGATTTCATTATCAAAGGTGTTAACGGGGAGTTCTATCCTTGTAAGCCAGATATATTTGAAAAGACATATGAAAAGGTAGAAGAAAAGAAAACTTTCTCTTACAGTGTTGATGATATTATTAAATCAGAAACGGATATAGAATTACCTATCCCATTAAGTGTGATACCTAATTACATGGGTATTAACTTAGTATCAGTTGATAGAATTGAATGGTCTGAGTTAAAAGACGGACAATTAGTATCTTTAAATATAATTTTTAAACCAGGAGGAAAATAATGACTAAAGAATTTAGAACTGAAACATATCAAGAGTTGATAGAAGCACTTGATACTTTCATTATAGGACAACCTATTTATGTAATGGAAATCTTAATTAGAACTAATGCTCATAATATTACTAACGACCCGTTAGTAAGACCTGAAAAATATTGGTACGCTATTGTTAAATATACAGATCACAACCAAGGCCATGTTAAGGAGTAATATATGAAAGTAAAAATAATCACTGCTGAAGTTCTTCATACTAAGAAATTAGAACTGCCTATAAATAGTGCAACAGCAAAGTATGTAACACAATCTACCGTAGGTCTTGAAGATAAGATAAATGATTTTATAGATGGGAAGACTGTCCACAACATTAGTATTGCTACTAGTGGTGCACAGTATATTGCAATTATAACTTACGAATGAAAATAATAAATAGGAATAAACTTAAGTGTCCAAGGTGTGGATCCAGGATGGAACCTGCCATAAATAGTAATGGAGCCTTTAGTACATTTTGGATGAAGTGTGCTAGGAATGGGTGTGAAACATATGTGGACACTTATATTCCTTTAGACTTCCAAGCAGAAATCCATAGAGACCCTAGAAGATACGTAGGTATCTTTGGAGGCTATGGATCGGGAAAGACTACTACAGGATTAAAGGACGATGAGAAGCACTTTCTTACAACACCTAACGGAACAACTGTTGTTGGTTCAGCAGTCCTATCACAGATAGAGCAAACCTATGAGAAAGACTTCTTGAATGACATGCCTGTAGAATTTATTCAAGACCGAAATAAAACAAAGAAGATTTACACATTAGGTAATGGTCACCAGTTGTTAATAAAATCCTTCTATGAGGAAGGACTACTTCGTTCTTTAAACGTTACTAGGTTTCATATGGTCGAGGGTTCTGAGATGGATTATAGTATCTTTACTCAGTTACAGACTCGTCTTCGTAATGCAGCAGGAACAATCCCTGTATTAGATGAAGATGGAAATTATGTATATGACCCTGAAACAGATTCGTTTAAAGTAGAGGTAGACTGGCGAAGAGGATTTGTCGAATCAAACCCAGACTCTGGGTGGATTAGAGCAAACTTCCTATTAAATTCTGGGCATATAAAGGTACATGGGGATAATGAACAAAATTATTATATTGATGACCCCAACCCAGATATGTCCAGTCACATAATCCCTACTAAGTCAAACAAGTATCTACCACCTAACTTTTATAATGAGATGGCTAGAAATAAACCTATGTGGTGGATTAAGCGTTATTTACAAGGTTCGTTTGATTATGCAGAAGGCATGGTTTATCCTGAAGTACATAAAGCATTCGTAGCACCTTTTAAAATACCTAGAGATTGGAAACGTTTAGTTGCAATGGACTATGGTATTCGAGATGATACTGCTATTATTTTTGGTGCTATAGATTCTAAGAATGGTATCCTATACATCTATCATGAGATATATGTTAACAATGTTAACTATAAAGAAATTGCTAGACAGTATAAAGAATTCTGTAAAGACCCAGACAATATGCCACTAGGCAGTATGCTCAAACTTCCTGTAATGGACGGTCGTTCAATTAACAAACGTAATGACCGTGACCTTGTCACTATTGGAGAACTATTCTTAGAAGAAGGTATTTATTTCGAGGCTGCTCAAATGGATTTGAGTTCTCGTATATTTAAAGTTAATACTCTCATAGAATCTGGTCAGTTAAAGATATTTACATCTTGTACTAACCTATGTAGAGAGATTAAAGATTATAAATTCCCAGAACGTTCTCTAGATGCTAAGTTAAGAAATAACGATGAAAAGCCTGAAGATAAGAAAAATCATGCAATTAACGCTATGGAGTTCTTAGTTATGGAAGCACCTCATGATTTAAAATCTACTTCTATGATGGCATACCATCAATCAGGTGAACCTATTCAAGCATTCAGAGCACAAAAAGAAACACAACTTAAAAATGTGTATTCTCCTTTCGAACAGTTACCGTCTTATGATTCAAGAGATGACCAAGGCGATTTCGGAGGATTATTTAACGGAGGTGATTTTGCATGGTAACTGGATTACTAGTTGTTCTAGCATTTATATTAGGTACTCTATATGGGGCATTTTTTATAAAAGGCGAGTTCAAGATTACAAAAAATATTAACCAAATCCATACTCAAAAGGAACTAGTTGAATATACACCTGTTGAGGAAGATAAAGAAGAGGATGATGAAAATAAAGATGAAAATCAAACCCCTGAAACACCGTTTGAAGCATTAGACCAGATATTATCAGAAGGGATTGATAATTAATAATGAAAAATCAACCTATTAATCACAATGCTGAGTTTGAAGAAAAGTTAGGTTATAAAGTTGAAGAAATTATGGAATTGTTCAAACATTTCTCTGATGCTCGTAAGCCGAATGAGAATATGTGGAAAGTTCTAGATGCTTTTGATAGAGGTCATTTCTGGGATATTATCAAGAATAAGGTTCCAAACTACTCTATCAAACCTGACACTAACTGGATTAATTTTGTAAAGAAGGCTATTACTGATGCTCTTTATACTGGGATCTATCGTGGTGAGGTGTTCCCTAGGTCATTCGAAGATGCAAAGGTTGCTAGAAGCATTAATAAGTTCATGGAATACTTATGGACTAAATTGAATATTCCTAAGTTTGTTCTTCAAGCTGGAGATAGGGCTTCTCTATTAAACTTCGGTGCTTTACAATTTGGTTGGGACGCCGACATCATTGACAGAACAGACAAGTTCTTTAATGGAGATCTAGAAATTAAACATATAGATAACATGTCTTTATTCTTAGACCCGTCTGCAATAAACCCTTATCGTGGGCGTGCTATGTTCGTAGCAGAAGAAGTTCCAATAATAGAACTTATGAATGAGAAGAGATTTAGAAAAAGAATGACTGCATATATGGATTCTCTTAAAGATGAGGCTGGGGTTCCAACCTTATCTGAACAAGACTATGGTAAAGGTTACTTTGGTCAACGTTCTAGAGAGAGCAAGGATAAGACAGTAAGGTTACTTACTTGTTATTACAAATACCAACCTGCTGACTCAGAGGGTTACCGTATTGACCAGATTTGGTTAATTGATAATGGATATATACTTGATGTTAAAACTGACATCAGACCAAAAACATTCCCAATTAGAGTCTTGTATTCTATGCCTCCGACAGCAGACTCCTACGGTACCCCTGTTACTAAGTTAATTATGTACAACGCAATGGCAATAAATATCTTAGATTCCATTGATACTACACACGTCTACTCTAGTGTTAAAAGACCTAAAGTAGTTAGTCGTAAAGCAGGGATTAACGAAAGAGCATTTGCTAAGGAAGGTAACAATCCTGATAAATTATGGATTGTAGATGGAGACCCTAATTCATTAGTTCGTTACATAGATGTCCCACAACTCCCAGCAGAACGTATGTTACTGAAGCAAGAGTTGAAAGAATCTATAATGAGAATTTCTGGAGTTGATGACAAATACACTGGTAGGGATACTGGATCTATACAAACTACAGGTGCTATGGATATACTATCGCAAAGAGTAAGTATGTCTGATAACATCAGAATCTCAATGTTACAAGATTTCATTAGAGAGATTACAGAACTTATACTTATGTTCTATATTGAATATGGTGGAGAACGTTCGTTCCCAGTATTCAAAAAGAATCATCAATTAGATTCTATAGATAGTATTGACTTCAACAAACTTAAAGAAGGAAATTCTCAATTTGACTTTGTAGTAAATGTTACACCACATCTACCTAATAACGTAATGCGTAGGGCAGAGGCTGCTAACTACATTATGGAAAAACAAGCACAATACAATATGCAACCTGCTATGATTACACCTGAAGAGTGGTTAGAAGCACAAGACTTCCCTCAAAAGTATCATATCTTAGAACGTATGGAAGCAGAACGTATGCGTGATGATAGAGAAGAATTAATGGCAGATATGGTTAACTATGCTGGTATGGTTAACGCAGGAATGCGACCAGAAGCAGCAATTGATCAACTTGCACAAGAACGTCAACTTAAACGAGAACGACCTGGTTTAGGTAATACCGTTAGTGCAGGTAGTATTCAAGCAAGACAAATGTAAAAATTTTACAATAATGTTTGACATATAAATGAAGAGATGCTACAATAAGGGTAGATAGAGCCACAACTATTCAAACAGTGAGATATTTAAAAACGGTTAAGTACTCGCCATACTTAACTATATACAAGGAGAGGCAGAATTATGGAAAACAATCAAGAATTTGAACAAATGCTTAATAGCAGTTTGGAGGATTTAACTAAACAAGTTACTCCTCAAGGGCAACCTGAAGGTAGTGGTGCACAACAACCTGAGGACCCACAACAAACACCTGACACAGGTACTGATAAACCTGATGTACAAGATACTATTGAAACTCCTCCTGCTGGTGGAGATGACCCTAACAAGGGTGGAGATGACCCTAACAAGGGT